AAAAACCAAATTAATTTTCTACGGAATTATTGCAATGTTCCTATTCCTTTTACTATCCAATTCGTGTGAGCGTATTGACGCAGGTCATGTTGGTGTAAAAGTAAACCTTTATGGGTCAGGTAAAGGTGTCGGTGATGTTACAGAATGCACAGGGATGGTATTCTACAATCCGGTGACAACTCGTATCTACGAATTCCCAACATTTATTCAACACAAAGAGTATATTAAAACTGAAGATGCGGACAACTCATTTGTGGTTAACTCAAAAGATGGTAGTGAATTCCATGTTGCACCAATCGTGAATTACTCAGTTAAACGAGAAAAAGTTCCATTTATCTTTTCAAAGTATAGACGAGAACTCCCATCAATTGAAGAAGGATTTCTAAAGACGACTATCTATGACGCATTCCGTATGACCGCAAATGCCTATACTGCGGAAGAACTAATTTCAAATCGTCAAATATTTGAAAATAAAGTTAGAGCAAAGTTGGACGCGGATTTACTTAAAGAAGGGTTCATTATCAACCAATTAACCTCAAATTTAGGTTATCCTGAAACATTTAAGAAAGCGATTGAGGCTAAGAACAACGCGGTTCAAACAGCCCTTACGGCAGAAAATCAAGTTAAGACCGCTGAAGCACAGGCAAAAATCAAAGTCGCAACCGCTGAAGGTAACGCTCAAGCAATGTTGGCGACCGCAAAGGCTGAAGCGGAATCAAATAAAATGAAACAATCAACCTTAACACCAATGTTGTTACAACAAATGTGGATTGAGAAATGGGATGGAGCATTACCAACAACTCAACTTGGTTCAGGAACCAATATGATGTATAATGTAAAATAATTCAACATAAAACACTAATAAAAATAAAATCCTCATCCTTTGATGAGGATTTTTTTATGTATTTAAAAAAATTTCATTATATTTGCACTATGAAAAATTTAATAGAAACTTTGGAAAAATATTATGAAGATGGTTTGTTATACAAACAAACACATCCAACATTACCATTAACCATATGGAACTACACACCAAAAGTTCAATACGAAAACATTTGGGATAAGATAACTTTGCAATGCCGCGGACTGGTAACAGATGACAACGGAAATGTTGTGGCAAGACCATTCGAAAAATTCTTTAATATCGAGGAGGATATGCACATTCCAACATCAGAATTTGAGGTTTATGAGAAAATGGATGGTTCCTTGGGAATACTATTCAACTACGAAGGAGAATGGGTATTTGCAACACGAGGTTCATTCACATCAGAACAATCAATTAAAGGATTCGAGATGTTGAAAAGATACAATTACACTAAACTTCATGAAGGATATACCTATTTGTTTGAAATCATTTACAATGAGAATCGTATAGTGGTAAAATACCCATTTGAGGACCTGATATTACTCGGAATGATAAATACTGAAACTGGATATGAAGTTGATTTATATGGCGAAGGCGTTGATGTTAGATTGACAAACTTAATCCATAATATTGGTTTCAAAGTTGTTAAGAAATATGACGGAATTGAGGATTATACAAAATTAAAATCTTTGATTGATAATAATGCCGAAGGGTTTGTTGTTCGTTTCTCAAATGGAGATAGAATGAAAATCAAAGGTGAAGAATACATACGTCTCCACAAAATAATGACCAATGTTTCAACTACAGGAATATGGGAAATGTTATCCAATGGTGATGATGTTAATGAATTATTGAAAGACGTTCCGGATGAGTTCTATACCAAAATCAAAGATTATGTTGGAAATTTAAGACATAATCATCACCAAATTTCGGAGTATTGTGGAAAAATTCACGACCAATTCCGTTATGGAAAATATAATGATGTTGAAGTTGAACCAACCAAAAAAGAATATGCTCAATATATATTTCGTAGTTATGATTCAAAATATCATCCAATATTATTTGCAATGTGGGATAAAAAAAATTATGACAAAATAATTTGGAACGCATTAAAACCGGAATTTTCAAAACTTTAATATTATGAATAAGAAATTAAATGAAATTTGTAAAAAAAATATAAGTGAAACTTATGTTATCGATAAGGAAGGGGTTGTCAAATCGATGGAAGATGCTTATAATTTAGGTATCACTGATGTTTTTAAATGGTTATCAAACATGGATTATCTAACGGACAATATACAATACATAATTGATGAATGGAATAGTCAAAATAACACCAAAATATGACAAACGAGGAAAGAATTGAAGAAATAATTTTTGAGGCACATAAATTAGGTGTTAAAGATTCCCTATTTGATTTAGTTAAAATATTATCCAAAGATATCAAAACTAAAGAACGGGTTGAGGTATATGAGACCGCATTAAGGGCTATAAAAAATAACAAAAAAATAGATAAAAATGGATAAAATTATTATTGAAAAAATGGAAACTTGTTCTTTAGTTAGACAAGGTTCAGACGGTGCCCTTGGGGAATATGAACCTTATAACTACAACTACGTTATAGTTAATGGTTATCAAGAAAAAGTATATAAAGGAATGTTTATTATTCACGATGGTGAAAATGTCCATGATATAGGACATATTTCCAATCTGAAGGACAATTTAAGGCCATTGTTAGATGACCAATATGAGGAAAAATTAAAAGAAGAAAGAAAACAAAATTACATAAAATTAAAAAAAGAATTTGAACATGAAAAATAGAAAAGAAATTAGACGTTATTGTCAATTAATTGCGGAAATTAACTCAACACATTGGTCGATTGATAATAGTTATTATGAAGCTGACACTACCGATTTGGAGGGAAAACTAACCGAATTGGAAAATGAATTGGTTGAAATATTAAAAACCTTAACTAAAGACTAGTGTGATTAATTTCATTAGAGAAAGATTTGGTGAGATAATCATAGTATTATTAGTACTGGGGGTTATTATTTCATTCGTGGTAACAGGTTATAACAGAGAAAGTAGAATTGTTGAAGGTGTTGTTCTTGAACACGGAATTGTTTCGGACAGAAATGGTGATAGAACCTATGTAACCATAATCAGAACTGAGGATGGGTTTATTGAAGAGAAAGAGGGATTAAATCTGTATGTTATCCCAATAAACCAACGAGTAAATGTTAAAGTTTATCGATGGAAAAAAGTAAACTTAAAAGATTACTATGAAAAGATTTTTTAAAGTTCTATATGTGGGACTTATAGATTTACTTACATATGATAGGATTAAACCTCAGATGATTTCTATAAGAGCCATTGAAATAGCCAATAAAATAGGGTGGGACAAAATAATGGAAAAGGCTAAGGAAGCTCAAAAAAATGGAACATCAACAATAAATTTAAAAGAATATGAGTAATTGGATAGAAACACAATATCTTCATTTATTAGAAGATATTTTAGAACAAGGTGTAAAGAAAACAGATAGAACAGGAACTGGGACTATAAATGTGTTTGGTAGACAAATTAGACATAACATGAAAGATGGGTTTCCATTATTAACTACCAAGAAAATGGCGTTTAAGACAATGGTAACTGAATTGTTATGGTTCTTACGTGGTGATACTAATATCAAGTATCTTGTTGACAATAATTGTCATATTTGGGACGGAGATGCTTATAAGAACTATTTGAAATTAACGACTGACACAGAACCATTAAGCCAAGAAGAATTTATTAATAAGATTAAACAAAATGAATGGGGTTTTGCTAAGACATGGGGTGACTTAGGTCCTGTGTATGGTAAGCAATGGAGAAAATGGACTAACATATACCCAACCCCATTCCCAAGACCTGAACCATATCAAATAAATCAGATAGACCAAATTCAAAACTCAATCAATCTACTTAAAACAGACCCAGATTCAAGACGTAATAGAGTTAATGTTTGGAACGTTGGTGAATTAGACCAAATGGTTCTTCCTCCTTGTCATACTGATTTTCAATTTTTTACAAGAGAGTTGAGTTTTGATGAAAAAGTTGATTATGCTCGCTCATTATATGGTAAAGAGGATTGGTGGAATATCAATGATAGTAGAGTTATTGAGATATTACAATCAGATAAACGAGCAATCTCTTTAATGTGGAACCAACGTTCAGTAGATACATTCTTAGGTTTACCATTCAATATTGCTTCTTATGGATTACTACTTGAAATCATAGCTAAAGAAGTTAATATGGTACCTGATGAATTAATTGGTAATTTAGGTGATGTTCATTTATATTCAAATCATATAGAACAAGCTAAAGAACAATTGACCAGAAAACCTTATAAATTACCTACGCTAAGACATCTAAAGACTGATGAATTCTATAAATCACTAGGAGGCGATTTAAGTCTAATAACACATTTGGATAATACAGATTTTGTTATTGAAAACTATCAATTCCACCCAGCAATAAAAGCACCATTATCAAATTAAATCATTATATGGAAAACACAAAATTTAAAGTTGGCGATAAAGCCGTTAAAGTCAAAGGATACAAATTTCCTTGCACAATCGTATCAGTTTTTAAAACAATCGAAGGAAAAATAAGAGTGGTTGGTGAAATGGATGAATTTGGATTACTCCACATCTTCAATGAAGACCAATTAGAACATCCCGAAAATGTTAAATAAAATACTGATTTTATTGATTTTATTTGTTATGGGTTCGTGTTCAAAAGACGAACTCATTCCAAATAAGGTAACAAGTAAAATTAATTCGACAAAACCCGATTCAACAATTAAATCGAGACCAAAAAAGAAAAAATTTAGATTATTTAAGAAAAAGAAATGTAAGTTTATTCAAACTAAACTTCATCCGCTTTAATCCAACTATCAGTCACACTAACTAAGGCTAAAGTAGAACCATTCTCCCATTTAACTTCAATTAACTCACCATCATCTTCAAATGGGTCTTTTCCCACTCTAGTAACAATTCCTTTGGTTCCAATTGGAACTGAAGTTTCTCCATCCATATGGAGACACATAATTTTATCACCTTTTTCAACTTTAGGATTTAACTCTCTTTTTCTTTTTGACATAAAAACGAATATTTGGATATATTTATAAATATATGGAATTTTTAATTAATGAATCTCAATTGAGACTTATCTTACAAGAACAGGAACAGTCAAAAATGACTGATAATATGAAAGAATTACATTCTTTTACTGACAATCTTGTTAATGATGCTAAAAAACAACACAATTTAAACTTAAAGTTTCTTTTAACTTATGGAGCATCTGTTGGTGGATTAATAACACCATTAGATAATTTTATAAAGTCGGGTGATTTTAATTTAACTAACGAACAAGAACTTTTAATTTTAATTGGTGTTGCAAGTACATTTTTTTTACATAATCAAAAGGTTTTGGAATCTATTTTAACTAAAATTAAAGAAGAAGGACTTGGAGACGTATTTAAAGAAGTTTTAATTAAAGGAATAAGTATAAAAAATTCATTTTTTAATTTTTTGAAGTCCGCAAACGTAATTTTGGATTCATCACTTAATCCATTATCGTATGCCTTTTTAGTCCCAATTATGACTGATATTTTATCCTATTCTAATAAGGGTGGTGATTTACAGACAATCGCAATGACTATCGCTAAAAGATTGGTAGCTTCAGGGGTGGTAATTGTTGGTCAAATCACACTAACAGAGGTTATTAAAAAAATAATCAAGAAATTTTCTTAAAAATTTTTTATTACTTTAGTACAAACAACATAATTTTCAAGATTAAAATGATATAACATACCTCTCAAAGTACTACTAACAAGAATTATTAACTGAAAAAATCTTGTATCATTATTACTACTATCGATTGATACTTCATTTCCACCCCAACCTTCAAAATAGTTTTCCAAAATCTTACTACTAACTTTGTCCGCCTTTTCAAGGTATAATGTAAATTCAATAACGTCTGACCATTCACCAATGGTTTTCATTTCACGAGTTCCGGTTAATTTGACCTTAACTTCAATATTTTCCTCATTGTAATAAGGAGATGATAAGGTAAATGTATGATTATTAAAAAATTTATTTAATCGTTCAATAAGATTATCAATAGGCTTCATATGTTATAAATATACCTTAAAATGGTATTGACAATCCCACACCATATCTAAAACCATTGGAATAATTTAAACCCAAAGAAAAATCCATACTTCTACTATCTCTGGTTATTAATCTAATTGGATATACTTTAACCCAAACATCCGGAATTAACTCCATATTGATTATTCTATTTTCAATAAATGTTCCGGCCATAATACTAAATGAATTACTTTTATCAATATATGACAGACCTAATCTATTCATAATTGATAATGGTGTGGTGTATGTATATGGTTGTGGGAATGATGTGGTATAATAACCCCCAACATATAAACCCACTTGTCTATAATGGTAAGACGTAACCAATGAATTTTGGTCCGGAATATATAAAATCTCTGTTTGTTGCGATTTTACAGATAATGTTGTCACCAAGAAAACTAATGTTATTATTTTTTTCATATCTAACTATTTTATGTTGCAAATATACAAAAAAAATTTGATTTCACGAGAATTTTATTTTATACTTTTAAAACAAAATTTATAATCAATGTCAAGAATCCATGAATTAAAACTAAATAACCCAAGTTTCACGATAGATATTATTGGGATTATCAATGAGTTATTCTCTAAAAGCAAATATACTGAATTATCGGTAAATCTAATTAAAACTCGTAAAAATTCATTTCAACATGGAGAAGGTCAGAAAGAAGATTTAATTACTGAGTTATCCACGGAATTTGAGTTAGATGAAAAAATGTTATCAACAAAATCTGTTGATGAATTAGAAACCATACGAAAAATTATTACAGAACAATTTGGATTTAATAATTTTTTAATTATGAAAAAATTTGAAAAATTAAACGAAAGAAACTTGATAATCAACAATGATTTAACGAGGTTCAAAATATTTGAGGATATTGAACTTGAATTATCGTTGGCGGAGTTTAAGTTATTGGGTAAAGAATTGGAAAAACAGACCATTAAATTATTAGAAAATGAAGAATGGTTGGTAATTAAACCAATGTCGTTCTTGGCGTCAAAGAAATATGGTGCAAACACCAAATGGTGTACAACTCAAGAACATAATCCTGAGTATTATTTAAGATATTCTAAAAGGGGTATTTTAATTTATTGTATTAATAAGAAAACCGGAGATAAAGTTGCGGCGTTTAAGAATACCGATAAATATGCCGATAAAGAAACTTCATTTTGGGATATAACCGATAATAGAGTGGATTCTATGGAATGTAATTTACCTCAAGAAGTTATGGATATTATCAAAGACGAATTTAAGAATACAACAAAATCTAATTGGGAGTTGTTGTCCGATGAGGAAAGAAATTCACAATTGTTTTATATTGAGACACATTATTATAATAAAAAGAAAACTTCATTAGTAAGGAATTCCGTTGGAGATGAGACTGAAATATATGAAGAAGCTGATGTTTATCAAGAAGAGGTGGGTTATGTATCGGAAGAACCGGTAAGGCCTAGAATTATTTCATTTAGACCGCACGAAACAACTTTAAATATGGAAACCCCACCAATAGACTAGTCAAATTCTTCAATCTCAACGACTAAATTACCAACACCTTTTAATACACGATGCCAAGCAAGTTTTGGAATAAAGATTTGTTTGGTATCGTTTAATTTAATGGGTAATTCATTTTCCATTTGAAATTGCCATCCACCGGATTCAAGGATTGTTACTTTTCTATCTTTAAGGTCTTGGTGCCATTTTAATTCATAATCATCAACATCAGGACTAAATGTCCTGATTTTTTTATTATCAATCTCGACTTGTTCAAATGGGAATTCCATACTAAAATTTAAGTTAAATGTGATTTACCAAGAATTTGATGAAGATAACCCAAGTTGTTTCGCATAACGACCAACCGAACAACTCCAATATCCTGCCGTTGTTCTATCTTTCTTTTGGTCACATTTATGACGAGCTCTAAAAGATTTCGCCGCTTTTTTATTTGAATTTTTAATTTTAAGTCCCGGGTCACCAAAGGTAACTTTCTTAATTCCACCTGATGGTGTTTTAACATAAACCGCAAACTTTTTTGGACCACCTGGTGTTCTAAATGGTTTGTTTAATTTAACATTCTTTCCACGATGTTTGGCTTCAATTATAATATCTTCTTCAGTTTCAATCTCACTAATGAATGGTGCGTCCAAATAAATGTATTCTTTACCTATTTTAACTTTCTTTCCTAAATCCGATTCAACCATTAAGGTATCTTCTTCATTTAATTTTATCTTTCCCGCTTCATATAGTTTTCTAACTTCATTCACCAAATCAAAATAACCTTCAGAATACACTCTAAAAACATTATCAGTTAATGTTAAACCATTATCTATATGATATTGTAAGGCATCCGAGATTTTAACACTTTCGGTTAAAACCAAAGTTTTATCTAACTGCTCTTCCAAGGCTTCTTTAATTATTCTGCGTAAGTTCATTATGTTTCAATTTAATTATAAATATATCTTTATTGTGAAGATGATGAAAAGTCGGTGTCACCCAACACAATATATCTCAAATTTAACACAATTGGTGATGTTGTAAAATTAATGTTAAAAAAAGGTGATGAATTTATGGTGTTGAAATTATTCAAGGTAATTGTTGAATAGGTTGCGGAAGTAAACCACAACACTTCGGTAAGAGGTCTCATTCCAGTTAAACTACTTGCAAGTAGGTATCCATCATCAATATAAACTTTCCCATCTTTATTGATATCACCAGCTTTCATTTTAACCCCCGAATTTAACACCAACCCCGGACTTAACACCGGAGGAACGCTAACATTTTTGGCCTCATTCAATAATAAGGTTAAATCATTGTTGGTTAATGATGAAGAGAACGATGGAACCACACGATAGGTTGCATTATATTCATTTGGTTTTAAGGAATAATTCCCATTAACATCAACAACGCTACTATCAATTAAGGTTGATGTTGTACCATTAATTTTGAATAACCTTAACCTTGGTCTATTCACCAATCCGGATGGAATGGAAACATTTCCACTTATGGTTTCGGTTGGGGATAAATTTGGGTTTGGTTGGGCTCCGGCGATGGTTGTTCTGAAGTCAAAAGTATTACCATATGGGTAAGTCCCACATATTACAGGAGAACCGGAATATTGCATAATAAATCGCATAAAAACGGGTCCGTTAAAGACTGTCGTTGGTACCACAAATGTTGAGGTTATTGTTCTTGTTCCCATCCAAGAAACATTGGTGCTATGGACTAATTCCCCAGTATCCGTTAAAACTCCATTCCCGTTAAAATCAATCCATAATTTGAAAAATTCCATGTAATTACCATTTGTAACTGCGGTATATGAGATGGATATGGTTTGACCTGCGGTAATGGTTGGAACCGCCGTTCCATTCGTGTAATTAAAATAACCTGCCGGATTACCTCCGGACGCCGCAGTAAATCCATTACTACCCGCATAAGTTTGTCCGTTAATTGTTATACTTGAAACATATTCACAACAAAATGTTGTTGGATGACTTGGACATAATGAAGTTTGAGAATGAAGAATTTCTCCAATAAATAAGAAAATAAATAAAAAATATCTCATCATAAATTAATTTTTGACCCAATTAAGAAAAATGACAGAACCGGAAAGTTGGGGTTGGTACTGGTGTTTAACTTATAGTTCATATTTACCTTAAATCTTTTTGAAAATTGATAATCCACACTGGACCCAATAAACATACTGAATGTTCGGTCCGAAACACTAACTTTATCTACAGATGAATAAATAAGTGGAGTTGATATCACATATAATTCAGGGGAAATAATCATTTTTTTATTTATCTTGATTGGTTTGGTGTAAAACGCGGTAACCGCCGGGCTTAAATATAAATTCATATCTTCAGGACTTTTTGTTATTGAACCACTAATATTGGCCCCTGTAATACCAAATTTCCCCGCGTTTAGGATTGCACTATAACCCAAAAAACTCATAAGATTTCCATATGAATAAACCCCCGTTAAATTCACATTATGAATTAACTTTAACTTTCTATTTTTACTGAATTGTATTTTGGTATATCTACCAGTTACCGCAAATTGTTTGAAGTTAAACCAAATCATTGAATTTAACCCCCAACTTGAAGTTCCAATCATTGAAGATTTGAACATTCCCACATTTATAATCGGAGTAAAACTTCTATCCATATTTTGAGCACTTGTTAAATCGGAAGAGATAATTACAGGGTTTGATTTTGAATTTCCCTTTCCTTTTGAGGAACCTTTATCATTGTTGGCGTCAGTTGTCATCGTTATTGTCGTTCCAACCTCATTTCCGGAATTGGTTTCCGTTGCGGTTTCCGTTGCGGTTTCCGTTGAATTTTCACCACTTTGATTTGAACTTTTTGATGAATTTTCACCACTTTGATTTGAACTTTTTGATGAATTTTCACCATTTTGATTTGAACTTTTTGATGAATTTTCACCATTTTGATTTGAACTTGTTGATGATGTGGTGGTAGGTTGGGGTGAAATACTTGCATTAAAAGTTGATGGAAATGGAACACCTGATGATGAAATTATTGGTGTTTTTGAACCACTTTTTGAAGTATTTTTACTTTCATTTTTAGTATTCTTATCTTCAGTATTTGAATTTAAGTCCATATTCGCTAACATACCGGATTCCGCATTAACTTGTCCCATAATACTCCCTACAACACTTTGAATGGTGTTTCCAATTATTTGGGAAGTTATTTGATTTCTAATTAGTGTTGTAGATTGAATTGAACAAGGTGTTAATTTTCGGTATTCCGTATATCTTTGGTTAATCCAGTTGGCAAAATCACCGCGGATAACATCATCTGCGGTGAAATATTTTTGTTGTCCCAAAAAAGAAATTAATGTTCCGTTTCCACTTTGAATTGGAAGATTAAATTGTGTTATTTCTTTGGTACAAGGGTCTATAAATGTATAGATAAATGTTTGACCAATCGCCGTTAAATTAGTAAAAAAAACTATCAGTAAGATTGGTATTATTCTTAACATTTTTAATGGGTGAAGATTTGTTTTTTAATCATTCTTGTAACAATTTTCGAACTAGCACTCTCCAATGCCTTTTTAGTTGTAATACCGATTGTGGATTGATTAAATTTCACATCGTTTAAGTTTTCATCATTTAACAATGTCATTTGTCTGATTGTTGATGCTTCGCCTAATCCTGATGCGGTAAAATACGCACCGGTTTCAGCATCAACAAATTTAACTTGAAGACCCAAACGAGTTGTTAAAGTATTCTTAACACCATCTTTAAGTTTAATTGTTTCATCCTCACTAACACTGAAGTCGTAAACTTCTATCGTTACAAAGTAGTGAGCCAATCTAATTTTACCTCTACCATTTAATGTGTCTTGTGAAATTCCTGCTTGAGATGCTTGAAATTGTTTTACCATACGATTCTTAATTTCTGTGGAAGATTCCGTGAAAATAAATCTATCTGTATATTCCAAGTATTCAACAACAATGTTCGTCAAACCCAATCCAACTCTTTTATCTTTTAATTCCGGGTATGACTCCAATAATTCAGGTGTCACCCCAATGTTTAACAATTGAATTGGTATCGGTTTTCCGGTGTATTCGGGTAACGTATCCATTGACGCTTTCTTTTCGAAAGACGCTCGGTATTGTTCTGTCTTAATGGTTCCAACTTGAGCGTAAGTCGTAAAACTTAACATACTCATTAAAATCAATATTATTTTTTTCATATTATTCTTCAATTGGTTTAATTAACCCACAAATCAAACATTCTTCATCACCATCACCATCCGAGTCACCCCAAACATGTTCGCAATTTCTATGTGGGAAATATTCATCAATAATACCATCATTGTCGAAGTCCAATCCGTCCATAACACCATCTCCATCTTCATCGACTTCAACACCAATTTTTGTAACTTCTTCACTTGTCGGTAAAACTAATGGTTCTACTGACATTGGAACGATTGGATTACTTGGCATATCTGCCGTGTTTGAAAGAGATGTGCCGTCCTCCTCATCCATTTTCTGGACTAGCATTTTATCTTTATCTGTATCACTGAACCAATAGTCCATAATCTTACTATACGAACCAATAAATGCCCCCAATAATAAAAGTAATAGTTCTTTCCATTCCGTAGACATCGGGGTTTTCCCCATAATAGCACCGAAGATTCCCCCAATAATGAGGATAAATCCACCCAATACCATAGCGGTAATATACCACCTTCTACTCATCATTGAGTTTAGTAAATCTTTAAATCCTGTTGGTTGATTAGTTACCATTGTGGTTCTTTTGTTTTTAATTCGTCTTGTTTAGGTTCAGCTTTTTTTGTTTCTTGTGGTGCTGACTTCTCAACAACTTTTTCTTTGATGATAGTTGTTGTTCCACCTGCGGTTGCAGTTTGTTGTTGTGTGTTGTTGATGTTAATTACTGGTGCAGCTTGTTGAACCGGGTGTGGTTCTGACGTTTCTTCTTTTCCACCGAAAAGTTGAGTACTTAACCATACTCCTCCTGCAGTTACAAGAGTGGTTAAAGCACCAATAATTGTTTTTTTAAGACCTGACCAAGTTCCGTCATTTGTCTCTACATTTTGTTCTTCTGACATTTGTTTAAGTTTTAATAAAAGGTTTAGTTATTTGTTTATTGTTACCAGATAATACTACTAGATAATTTCCTTGAGGTAAGTCAGGTTGTGATACTTCTTTTGAAATTTTTGTAATATCTCCCTCTGATTTTATCTCACCTAAATTGACTAATAATTTACCTTGGTAATCATAAATAGCCGCATTCATAATTGAGTTTGAAATTAATTCAAACTCAATAGTAAAAATCCCATTATTTGGGTTTGGATAAATGGTGATTGCGGGTTCCGTCACATTATTTTGTTGTCCCATTTTATAAACTATCACAACTCTTTGTGAAGATAAGACAATATTAAGATGGTCTCCCTCCTTATCGGAAGCATCCATCAAATTTCTAACCGCAACATCCGTTGAAATATCTTCTGTTGGGTTTTTGGCTGAAAATTTTAATATAAAAGGGGTCGCCATCCCTTGTAGCGACCCATTTTTATAGTTATTCATGGCACCGAATCTAACGATACCATTTACATCATCATTTGTAACATATTGTAACCAAGGCCCTCTTAATTGAGAGACGATTTGGTCAAAATTAACTTTTGTTACATCATATTTAAGTTCAAATTGTAATCCGTTATTTTCAAGACCATTTGTTGAAATATTAAACGGAACATACATTGATTCTCCAACGGAATATACATCAGGAATATTCACTTCATATAATCCTTTATAAACCGCCGCAAAAATTTCTGTTGAACCAACAAAAACCGGAGAAGAATGTGTTCTATCAACATCACCCAAGATGAAATATTTGATATCCACACTTAAATTTGTTAATCCAACACTATCATAAATGAAAGTTCCTCTGTTTGAATAATTAACCCAGTCATTCCATTGATTAGCTCCCAATACCAAAGAATCGTATTCATCTTTTGCGAAAACATTTATCAGTTTTGAAATATCAATTGGTTTTAACCCTGAAACTGAAGCATAAATACCATAAGGGTCTCCTCCATCAAACTTGCCGTTCATATTGATATCTCCAATCAACAATCCCAACCCATGTTTCAAATAATTTTTTTGATAAATTTGATTTACATCCGTATTAACATACTCATTATATGATTTTATCGCGTCCGAGATGGTAACCGCATTATCCCTCATATTTATTAAACTATCCGTCGGGAATCTAACCTCAATTTTATATTTGGTGTTCTCATCAATGTTCTTTAACACATAGGTTCCGTTAATGTTTGGTTTTGTTTGAGATACCAAATTTCCGGTATTATTTTCATAACAATAGATGGTTGGAAGAAGTCCGGTAGTCATCGTTGTCGGGAACCAAACTTTACCTGAAATAGTTAAATTACCCAATAATTTAATTCTTTGTTTTTGAAGATTAAGTGAGGCCACATTATCACCGATTGATGTTCCATCAAACTTAAACATTCTCACCCAGTTCACAATAACAGAATCCGACTCATAATTGGATTCAACATTATTTATGATGAATTTATTGTGGATAATATATCCGTTGGACGAGAAGTTAGTTGAGTTACCCGATGCGAATATCAAGTAATTACGACCTACCTTCCAATTGGTGTCCGTTGTGTAATTGTAATTCCCTGTAGTTGGATTGTAGGAACTATACTTGTAATTGTTCCACTCTTGATAATCCAAGGTTGGGGTGTTGGTTGAATACATTACATCAACCGATGTTGAGATGTGCGTAAATAGGGTTTTCTTAAATTGAAAATCGATTTGGAAAGTTCTGATATCAACACCTGATGCTGGTTTATAATACCAAGCAACATCTATTGTATCACCTCTCCTTATCGTTTTTAATTGCTCAAAATGACCTATTTCCGGGGTTTGTGAGTATCCAATTAGGTAAAAAACCATAATGAATACTACCGAAAAAAGTTTTTTCATTTTTTAAATAAATTAATGATTAATGTCTCTGAGGACTTTTTTATAACATTCGAAACTGAAGTTTGATTTATTCCTCCATTTTCTGATATTATCAATGTTGATATGGAAATCTCTGAAGATTTACCACTTGAGATGGATTCTCTAATCTTTTTACCATTTTTATCGTAGAGATATCCTTTAATCCTTAAGATTGTTTCACTTTCGTCTTTATGAAATACTGAAATACCGGCATCAGTATTTATTACGTCAAAATACAATAATTCAATCTTGATAATGTAATCCGCATCTTTGATAGAATCGGTCACATCAAAATCCATTTCTTGTAAATTTTCGGTAATAATATTTTTAACACCAAAAGTTAAATTCCGGTTATTTGTTAGTTGTCCAATCTCAATTTTATTCTCAACTGATTGGATTAAAACCTTTTTTTGGTCATCTTGGGGGTTAAAAGATGTTAACAAAGCAATAGCTAGCATCGAAATAAATAATTTCATCATTTTAATAGTATCTTGGTATCTATAAATATTCAAAAGATACTATTAGGAAGTATTTATAATAAAATAAAATGATATGTTATTAAAAATTGGTTCTAAAGGAGAAGAGGTAAAACAACTCCAAACAAAATTAGGTCTTGTATCTGATGGGCATTATGGTGCATTAACTGCGACTGCGGTAAAAAAATGGCAAGCGGCCAATGGATTGACAGCCGATGGTATCGTTGGTCCGGGAACTTGGAATAAAATGTTTGGGACGACTTCCCAACCATCTAATATAATTCAAGAGGATAAAATCATTCCTCAACCTGTGACTTCAGTTAAAGGTTTGAATGTAGAGAAATTAAGAGGTCATATTCCTGAATCAGTTATTAGTCAAATTCCTGACACTGCGGCAAAATTCAATATTACAACACCATTAAGATTGGCTCACTTCTTAGCTCAATGTGGTCACGAATCCGCAGGTTTCAAGGCAGTTCAGGAAAACTTAAATTATTCTGCAGATGGTTTAAAGAAAATATTTCCAAAATATTTTCCTGGTAATCTTGCGGAATCATACGCAAGAAATCCTGAAAAAATCGCATCAAAAGTGTATGGTGGTAGAATGGGTAATGGAAATGAAATAACAAAAGAAGGGTTTAAGTTTCGTGGAAGGGGCTATATTCAATTGACAGGTAAACATAATTATACACAATTTTCCAAATTTATCGGTGAAGATTGTGTTGCAAATCCTGATTTAGTGGCAACCAAATATCCTTTGGCTTCTGCGGCATTCTTCTTTGACTCAAATAAACTTTGGTCAATTTGTGATAAAGGTGCTGATAATGCGACTGTAACCGCAGTAACAAGACGAGTTAATGGTGGTACCATTGGTTTAACCGACCGTATTAAACATTTCCAAGAATATTATAAATTATTATCCTAATGCAAGATGAACCAGTTATATATGAAAGTGAATTTTTACCAAAAGTAGGAATTGCTGTTATATTTGAAGAAGACAAACAATACGAAACAATGAAACCTTTATTTGATGAATTCGGATATGGGTTTATGATTCCAACCAGCAATTTGGTTGTTATCGATGGAGAACAATTAATGGATTCAAGAGGTAATAACCTATTAAAATTCATTGAAGCACACGAAGTTTCTCATATTGTTATGGGTCACAATGGCCCAAGAAACGAACAAGATGAAATAGATGCTGATTTGGGTGCTTATATCTTATTGGAAAAATATGGATACATTGATGATATTAAAGTCTTGTTAAGAGAGTTCAAAAATCGTCACGGAATCAAATTTGAACCTTCTTTATTGGAAAGAGTGAAAAAATATTTCACTTAATTCAATTCATTTAATTTTTTTTGTTTATATTTGCATCATAAAACTTAAAAATATGGCGGCAGTAAGTAAACATTATGGAGATGTGAATGTATGGATTGAAAAAATCATAGATTCGTGTGATTCAACTAAACAACAACAGACAATCTATAAGTTAATTCAACAATTTAATAAAATGTTGAATAAGGATAATACATTAGATTATAGTTTTCAAAGATATATTATTTGGCAACTTGAAAGAAAACTTGATATTAAAATTTGGGAGTTGTATAACAAAAAAATTAAAGAACAAGAAGAAACTTATAATTATGTTATACTATAGAATAAAGTCCAAGATTAAGGACACATTGAATTTTTTTAAGAATGTATGGAGATTTAGGAAACCTCTTACTCATCACACTTGGTGGGATAATCAGACAAGTTTAGAGTTTTTACAGGTATCCTTAACTCATATGGCGGATAATATTGAGAAATATGGGATTGAAATTGATGAATCTCGTCTTAAGAAAGTCAATAAAATGAGAAGAGCCACCGAGTTAATCCAAAATTATATTGAGAGTTCATATATTGAAATAGCGGAATCCGAGTTAGGTGAATTGATGTTACACGATTGGGATTTTGAAGAAACTGGTGAAACAATTGATAACCCAATGGGTGAAAAAAATGAAAAACTTTACAAGTTGGTTGATAAAGATACTCCTGAAGAAAGAAAACACAACAAAAAAGTTTTCGAAAGAGCTCGAGAGATTGAAGAACAAGAATGGAATGAGTTATTCTCAATTTTGAAAGGTCAAGATATTAAAAAATTTGACAAAGATTACGATTGGAATAAACAATTTGATGGTTCGGGATTAAAATATTGGTGGGATTAAAAAAAAAATAAAAATATGATAGTTGCAATACCAGTTATTTTAATTGTTCTTATACCCATAGTCATCTTATGGGTGAGGGGTATTGATTTTATGTCAAATAATCACCCCGACTATAAAGGAAACGATTTATTTGGAGAATTTGATGAAGATGATAAAAATTGTATATTATGAAAAAGAAAATTACATTTATTAGCGATACACACGGCAAACACAAGCAAATAACCTCTCATTTACCGGGAGGAGATATTTTAATTCACTCGGGTGACATCAGTTCAATGGGTTATCCAAGAGAAATTAAAGATTTTTGTAAGTGGTTTAACGGGATTGAGGGTTACACAAATAAGATATTCATTGCCGGGAACCACGATTGGGGTTTCCAAAATCATATTGATAAGGTTACAGAAACTTTGGAGAAATACGATGGTATTACATACCTTCAGGATACCTCAATCTTGGTTGGAGAACCGGATGAAACGATTAAGGTATATGGAAGTCCTTGGCAACCTGAATTTCACAATTGGGCGTTTAACCTTCCAAGAATGGGAGATAAATTAAAGGGAAAATGGGATAACATTCCAACCGATACCGACATTTTAATAACCCACGGACCAGCATATGGTTTTGTGGATAAAGTTATTGGTCGTCCGGAAAATCTTGGTTGTGAATTATTGGCGGAAAGAATTAAAACCATTAAACCAAAAATCCATGTTTGCGGTCATATCCATTCCGGAAGAGGGATTATCTTTAATGATGGAACCCTTTATATCAATGCGTCCGTATTAAACGAACAATACATTTACGCCCAAAAACCATTCACAATTGATTTTGATTTTGAAACCAATGAATGGGAAGTTATAGAATATTAAGAATATGAGAAAAGAATTATGTGATTGCGGCCGTACTGCCGTGTGGTCTTATGGCCCGGGATTTATAAATGGATTTAATTCCGATTTTTGTGATGATTGCGTTCCTCGCGGATGTTCTTGTAATCATCGTTATATCGATGTGAACGCATATCATCCACCTTTGGGTGAACCAGATTTACCTGAAGGTGAAGAGGGAAAGGATTGGAAATGGGTGGATGAAGAAAAGACCCATTGGTGTAGAATCGATGAACAAGGAAGAGAATATCCTTGTACTGAATTTTGGTATGAGGAAGATGGTTGGGAAACAGAATAAATTAAAATATATGAAAAATAAAAAAGACATACTTATTTGTGATTGTCATTCACCGGAACATCAACTAATCATTCAATATGATAATGATTTTAAACACCCTATGTGTTATTTTCACATCCATCTAAACAGAAGACCATTTTGGGAAAGAATGAAGTATGGAATTAAATACATTTTGGGAAGACGATGTAATTATGGTGCATTTGATGAATTTATATTTAATCCGGAAGACGCAGATAAATTACAAAATTTAGTTAATCATTTAAGGGGTGAGGATATATAATAATATGTTAAGACTTAGGCTTCTTTGATTTTGAAGCCTTTTTTGACTCACCAACTAAATCACCTAAGGTTTTTTTCTTTGTCGGACCTAATTCAAATCCTTTTTTCCATTTGTGTTCAACCGAAACCGGACCATTTCTGAAAATGGAGTAATCATATTTCCAAGTAGAAATTGAGTCTTCCGTTTCGTAAATTCTTGTAAATTTTAATTCTGTATTTTTCTTATTTTCTAACATAATGCAAATATACAAAATTTTTTTTAATAAAAATAGTTTTTATAAAAAATCCCCCACTCAAAGGTGGGGATTTTTAACTTATTCTTCCGTTTCTTGGGTCTTTTTGTTCAATGTGATAAACTTATCAATTGACGCGATTCCGAAACATGCAATGGTTAGAATTTTGAATGAGTCAAAAATGAACTCATTAACTAACAATGGTTTACCCATTGCTCCTGTTATAATGTCCACAATTGCAAATGAGCACATCATAACAAATGACATGAATCCGATGACCGCTTTTTCGTTGATTGAGTTGTGGTCGTTAAACAACTCTTTAAAAAATTTTTTCATAGTATCTTGGTTTTACTTATTTATAAATATTCTAAATAAGTCAAAAAAGATTACTATGTCTTTGGGATTATTCAATCATTTTCAAATATCTCTCCAACGAATTGATGGAGGTATTGAGTAAATTATACTTAGTTTTATCATCTCCCTCAATTATACCATAACTAGACAATTTACGATATTTTTCATTCAGTTCCGAGATATTTTCGATGAATTGGGTAATAATTCCGATTAACTCTTCATTTTCATCCTTATCAATACCTAAAGTATTTTTCAATACTCGGACCCCACTAGTCTTTAAGTTATCTAACTCAAGTTGAGTTACTTTAATTAATGATTCATATTCTAATAACTTTTTGGCATAATCATCTAAATTTTCCAATGTCCCACCATTTACATCATATCCATTATTCGAACAAAATTGTAACATAGCCGATTCACTGATTAAAGGTAAAGTGAGACTAATGTTTTGATTAGGATTACCTTCTTCGTTAGAATTAACATTAAATGAATTTGGGTAGGACTGACCTAAAATTTCGACATATGTGGTTAATAATTTACTTTTTTCGATTTCCATGATTGGAACCATTTGAGTTTTCTCCAATCTATTATTGAATATTACTAAATCCAAGTTAACTATAATTGTCTCAAAAGTGTTTGCAAGGTAACTTGGGACATTAATATTTTCTAATTCTTTTGAAATTAAAGTATCGGTTAATTTACCTCTATATTTTTTAGAATAAATCATACGACGATTACTATCGTTTAATATTAATGTAAATTCAACTACCGGATTGTTTGCTAACAAATTATCCCCTAATGTGTCGCTACCAACTATATTAACTGATATTTTTTGTGATGGTCCCATATTTTTTTATTTATAAATATCTTTTAAAAAGTAAATAGTAAATTAGGGTAACACAAAAACTTTAAAAACCCAATCGGTTAAAACACCTCTTGAGTATTCATAACAATCGGTTGTTCCATCAGGATATAATACATTATAATAATATATTTGTGGGGTTCTTTGTACTGTTACCACATGTTTGTCATATGTGTACATTGTCATCTCATATATAGAGTCATATTCCATATAATTCATTCCTCTTACTTTATGACCTTCCCCGTCAATCATTACTTGACCACAATCTTTAAATTTCCAAATACAATGTTTCAATTTAAGTTTTCCTACATGTTGGGAAAAACTATCATTGAATAGAAGAAACAATGATAATAGAATTAATATTTTTTTCATATTCTAAATTATTATTTTACCAACTATAACTGAAAATAATGTCGCTATGAGAAACCATGATATTAACCAAAAATAAGGGTTAGAAAATATTTGTTTTAATCTTATCATATAATTTTATTTTAATGATGCAAATATAATAAAAATTATTTTAATATTTATAGAAAAAAAAATAGCCGACCCATAAAATGGGACTTTAGGACCGTTATCTTTATGGTAACACCGGAAAGGGAAGGTTCGCTACCATTCCCTTTCTTTTTTTATAGCAAATTTCCGTCTATAAATTTTTTAATGGTTCTTCTCATAACATCATAATCCAAATGAACCCAATCATCTTGAATATAACTTAATATCTTATTAACCAGATATTTTTTATTACCCTCAATATTATATAACTTATCATCAACTAAAATTCGTTTAATTGGTCCATCGAGAAAAGGATGTGTATATTCTGATGTTGGAAAATTCCTTTTAAGATAAGTTAATAACTTATCAGAAGTATTTCCAATATATTTTGATAAAATTTCTTTTTTTTCAGATTCCGTAATTCTCATAATTATAAATATTATGTATTTATAATAAAAAAATATAATGGCAAAAACAAAAAATTCAAGTTCGTCTTCAAGTTTAAGGATTGAAAAGAAAATCACAAGACCGGGTGTTCACTCTAAAAAGAAAAATTCTAGAACTAAAAGTTCAAAGAATTACGTGAAGGCTTATCGCGGCCAAGGTAGGTAATTTATGGTCTTTTTTTAATTTTTTACTAATATTATCACTATGGATAATAAAACTAAACTAATTAAATTAATCGAAGTATATCTTAACGATATTAAAGGTGATTTGGTGTTTGAATTCTATGGTAAAGGTTCGTCCATAAAAATTAATAATATTGATTTTGGTGTAACCAAAAATTATGTATCAATCGATGCAAAAATATTATTGGGTGAAATTATAACTGAAGATATTCTTGATGAATCTTTTGCAAGAGTTCTCATCGAAGATTCAATGGTATATTTTTTTCCGGATAGTCAAATAATAACTTTAATTAATTTTGATGTCTAAATCTTTACTTTTTCGACATAGTTTTCATCAATTCATTATTCTCTTTTTGTAGAAATTCAACTTTTACGGTTAATTGAGCAACTTTTTCAGTTAATTCCAATATTGTTCCTCTCATATTATCCTTTTCTTGACTACTGGCAATTAATAATGCTTCCAACTTACCAATTCTGTCTCTACAATCATTACGAATAAAATCGTCATCTCTTTCTTTTCTCTCAGCTCTTTTTTCATAAAACCTCCAAGCGCTTGCTGAACCTAAAACTGTGATTGCGGTGATTAAAACCGTCCAAAGTGACTCTTGACCCATATGTATTTTTTTATTTATAAATATATCGTAAAAATAAAAAGAAAAATTGTCTTTTGGTCGAGATGGAAATAATTATTATTCTTATAGAATAATAATATAATATTAAAAAAATAGTAAAATAAATAAAAATACTAGTCTAGTACTAGTTCTAGGGAATTTTACACAAAATCCACACAACATTCAAACCCAAGTAGAGATTCCACAAAAAATTCAATATCTCGAGGATATTCTAACCTTAAAGGTTGTTTTACTCCCAAGAATAACGAATAAGAGTCCGGAACCCATTTTGTTACATTTTCATCCCATTTATTTGTCGGTATTACATTAAAATCCACTATAATTAAACTATCAAATGATATATCTAACGCCGATTGAATGATTTTTTTTAATTTATTTTCGTCCATGTCATATCAGAATTAAGAATCACCGAATAGAGATGTTTTTTATTCCACTGACTTGGGTCAATTAAGGATAGTAATTTCTTACCATCAGAATCCTCGTAAAGGTGGTAAATTTCCCCTATAACCGGTTCAAATTTATAATTCGACTCATAAACCTCTTGAGTGATTAAAAACGATTTTTGGAGGGTTTCTGCTTGTTCCACAAGTTCTTTATATCTTTTATCAAAAATCTTCTCCGCTTTGGATACTCCGGTTTTCTTAAACGATGTTAAATCGGTGGGTCTAAATGACGGAGCACTTAAATTACTACCATAAGGAAGTATTCCGGGATTATCAACAAAATTATCAGGTCTTTTGGTCTCCATAAAAAAAAATGTCCCACAAGTGTGAGACATTAATTATAGTTATTTCAAAATAAAAGTCAAAATTACTGACCTTTAATCATCCCAAGACCATGTTTGAGAAATTCTTTTGCTCTTGGTGTGATATGTTGCATCGCATAGACTTTTTCAATATCTTTAACAAGTTCTTCACCATAGTGGTTTTCCTTATAAAGTTCAATAATTTTATCCATCGCAGAATTACATTCATTCTTTGTTTCATCAAAATAATTGTAAGGTTTAAATGCTTTCAGGTGGTTCATAATTTCACTCGCCAAGTGTTCACCACCATCGGTAACTTTCGGGTGAATTCTAAGCGTCTTTAATAGTTCAATTTTATCTACCAATCCATTAACACCATTAGGTCTAATTTGAACTCCCTCGATATAATCTTCCATTTCATCACCACCAACTATTTCCTCAAGGGATTTAGTGTTTCCGCCATGGCAGAATTTTCGGTCATCTTTTTTATTTTCCGATTGTTCTATAAGATAGAGTTTTTTAATCTCTTCTTTTTCTTGTTCTGTAATTATAAATTTTGTTCCCATATGTATAAATATAACAATAAATATTACGATTATAACATATTTATCAATATGAAAAAATTTTTTACATTTATTTTGATATTACTATTCAGTATATCAACCTATTCTCAAGACACTATTCGTCTTAAACACACAAATTACACTTCACTTTTTAGTAAGTCCAAACATTATCCGGTGATGGTTGAGTGGTGGATTACCAAATCAATGGTAACATGTCCATCTCCATTAAAAAGAAAGGATAACTTTAAACCCGACCCATTATTAGTTAAGGAAACCGATTTATCTGAAGATTATAAGGGAAGTGGATATAACCGAGGACATATGATGCCTGCCGCGGAGAATTTATGTCAGACACCTCAAGTTCAAGATGAGTGTTTTTACTTTTCTAACATGGCACCTCAACCTCATACACTAAATGCGGGTTCATGGAAAACTCTCGAGACCATGGAACGAAAATTCGCATCCGAACAAGATAGTGTTCGTGTTTGGTGTGGTAATGTAGGTGAAATTAAAAAAATTGGTAAGATTTCGGTTCCGTCACATTGTTGGAAAGTAATTTACATTGTGAAGACAAAAGAATATTTTGCCTATATATTTCAAAATACCTCAAACAAAGTTGAATTGGAGAAGTTAAAAGTAACGAAAGAGGCTGTTGAGAAACTAACCGGATTTAAATTCAAATAAAAAACCCCCTAAATTTGGGGGTTATTTTTTTTAGAACAATTTTTGAGTATCGTTATACAATCTTTTCATTGTCGCTTCGATAGTATTAATTTGTCTTTGGTCTTCATCCGAAACTTCAAAACTTTTTGATTTAATTTGTCTAACTTGTTCTTGTAGTTGTTGATATCTTCTTAACATATCATCGTACAATTTACCCTTTTCTTGTTGTGTTAAATGTTGTGCTCCCATATTATTTTTTTATTTAAAAATATGTTATTTTTATTTTATATAAATAGATTATTATTTATTTCGTTCTTTCCATTCCAACCAAAACCCAATACCCACAATAATATTCATCCCTAAAGACGCGAAAATCTCGTGAATATCTCTATACACATTCAAGTTTAAATGAACGTGCCCAACGACCCAAAATGGGACGGACAAATTAGACGCAACCCACTTAATTGTATATTTTACGAATTCCATGACCATTCAAATCCTATCCAATAATCCCTACCAACCTTTAAATTAGTATATTTTTCAATACCTTCGGTTAAATCATCTTTTTGATATCTAACATTTTCAGGTATTTCGCAATTATATTCAATAATAAACACCGGATAGTCACCATCATAAGTCGATACTATCTCACTTTTTACACTTTTAACTGGTGTGTTATGAACGCATTCAATATTGAGATATGTTTCTATCAATTTTTTAATTTGGTTTCCGGTTTGTTTCATAAATTATTCAACATATTTTGCAACTACATCAAAATTTTCGTTAAACCATTTTTTGAACGCTTCTTTCCACCTGTCGTTAAATAATAAGTTTAATTGTCTTTCATATTCGAGTTCAAGAGTAACAAAAGGGCAAACAGATTGAGCGTTTGAACCAAAATATTCACAACCATACCATCTAAAACAAACACCATCATCTATATAGTCTCCAATATAATACTCAATTAAGTTTGGGTCATCATAAACTGTTTCTTCCTCGGGGTCATACATCCTAGGATTAAGCCAATTGATTTCATCTATTGGGAATAAATCTTCAATATGTTTAGTTATAAAATTTTCTAATTTTGACTCGGTTATAATATACTTCATATCTTTAAATATGCTGAATTTCTACTAATTTCCCGTTCAACATCCCTTGTTTTTATACTTTCCCTCTTATCGTGTAACTTTTTACCTCGGGCCAAAGCGATTTCTACCTTAATTAACCCTTTTTCGTTCAAAAAAACTCTATATGGGACGATAGAGAACCCTTTAATCAACTCTTTTTGTAATTTAGTTAATTCTCTTCGTTTTAATAATATTTTTCGGTCTTGAGTTGCTTTATGAGTATAATTTGTTGGTGTTTCGGTTATGTTGGCATTTCTCAAATACAATTCATCATTGATAAAGGTGCAAAAAGATTCGGCAAGTGATATCTTTCCATCTCGGATTGATTTAACTTCGGAACCCATCAACACAATACCACCAATTTCAGTTCGAATGAACTCATATTCAAACTTTGCTTTTTTATTTACAATATTAACTTGATTTTTCATACAGCAAATATAATAAAAAAACCCTCAATAGTGAGGGTTTTTTTTAAGTCATATTTCTTTTTTCGTAAAATCTATTTAAATCCCCAACGGTTAAAGGAGTACCAGCCGGTTTTCCTAATACTTTATTAAAAATTGGATTTGCTTTGGCAATTGTTTGTGCTGACATCGAATTTGTTTTTAATACAAAATCTTCAGATTTTCCTACGGCAATTGGGAATAAATTATATGTGTATAAATCTTTATTACTTTTAATTTTACCTTGTTTTTTACCTTCCAACCAAAATGCCTTTATTGCGTCCATTTGAAGTGGTAGATTATTTTGTAAATCATTTAAATTATACTGAACACCTGAAATAGTTTTTACATTTCCTCGTGATTTATCGGGACAAAATTGAATTAGTCCCACACATCCAATATTATTTCGTATTGATGGATTCAAACCTGATTCGTGATTCATTAATTTAATGATTGAATTTTTATCAATACCTATTTCTTTTGAGATTTCATCTAATTTTTTCTTGAATATCTCATTATTTAATAATTGTTGTCCCTTATCACTAATTTTTAAGTCAGAAATATTAGTTTCTTTCTCAATAGATTGATTACTATCCGATTTTTGGTCATCTCCAGTACTTAATGTTAATTTTTGTGAAATCAAATCATTGATAACACTATTAAATTGTCCTTCAGTAATTATAATAAATCTATTTCTCACGATACTACTTTAATAATAAATATTCAAACAATTTGTTTAATTTTTATGAATTATATATTGACCGCAAACAACAACTTCTTTATTGTTATTCGTTTTTTTAAAAAAGACACATCCATCTTTAATCTCATACTGATTTGTTTGATAAACAACATCATTTGAAATTATTATTTGATATCTACCTTTTGGTTGTGTTGTCACCACATAACTAACAATTTGATAGGTTATAAATAATGTAATTATAAGATACATTAATTTTGGATTTCTTGAGAAGAAATCCACAATACGACTAAAAAAATTTATCGTTTTTGACATAAATGTCATATATGATTGTGAAAATTTTTCCAAATTTTTGATTTGGTCTTCATTAAAATTAAAATTGTTTCTATTCATAACTTAAAATGTTAAAAAACCCACCTTTTTGGGGTGGGTTTTAAGATTATATAACTTCGATTGAGTTAATTTGGTCTCCTTGTTGGATTTGGTCGATGATATCAAGACCTTCAACAACTTTCCCAAAACAAGTGTGGTTTCCATCCAAATGTTGGGTTCCTTGTCTGTTATGACAGATAAAGAATTGGGAACCTCCGGTGTTTCTTCCCGCATGTGCCATAGATAACACACCTTTATCGTGAAATTGTTTTGGTGCGGTCACTTCACATTCGATTGTGTAACCCGGGCCACCATTTCCAACTCCATTTGGACATCCACCTTGAGCAACAAACCCAGGGATAACTCTATGGAAATTTAATCCGTCATAGAATTTCTTCTCAATTAAACTTTTGAAGTTATTTGTTGTGATTGGTGTTTCTTCATCATACAATTCGGCAATCATATCGCCTTTGCTTGTAGAAATTTTTACTTTAGTCATAAATCTTATATTTTTTCTTAAAATATAATGGAAAATATTTAAGAATCAAATTTAATTCAAATTCAAATTTTCAATAATAACATACCCAATTAATCCCTCAATATATTCAATAACTTGTTCTTCTGGAACATCCTCAATTAACTTAACCGTTATTGTTCCATGTTCGTCAATAACCGGAATCACTTTCAAATCTTCCAAAGCTTTAAGGTTTTTGAGTTCAATTGCGTATTTATCCACATTTTCATCAAGGACAACATTGTAGATGTTATTTAAAACCTTTCTGTGGTTATCGTAATAATCAGGATGGAGTAATCCTTCAATTTGTGGGTGTAATGTGATTGTATCTGCTCCACCTCTCATCGAATTTCTGTTAATTTGTGATGAAATTTGAGTAAATTTCTCAATTAATGTTTTGTTCCATTTTAATTGCAATCCAACTTCAGGTTCATTATTTTCTTTCCAACCCATGAAGTCCCATGTAACGATATTTTCCATAATAATATTTATTTTTTAAGTTTAAATTACCTCTTTTACCGGATATTTGTGTGAAATTTTGAACCAATCGGTGATAATTTCAAAAAATATTTTTTCAATAAAAGGTTTTCCAAATCGTTTCCACAATTCAGATTTTACATCATCAGACACGAATATGGTTTCGGTTTTTATATCATATAAAAAAAACTCATTATACCAAGTCTGTTCCGCTTTATCATAATATAAGTAAGGGAAACTAAATCTATCTTCAATAAATTTGATTATTTCTTTTTTCATTACCCAATTCTTTTTGCGTCATCAAATGATTGCGTCGAGATAAAATCTTCATTAAGTTGTTTTATAACTCTTTCCATTATTTCGTAATCTTTAATATCTTCGTTCTCATTCCCGGCCAACTTAACGATTAAGGAAATTCCTCCAGTTAACATTTGGGACATCTCCAATAAAGATAATTTTCGTTGTTCCTTGGGATAGGTAATTAAAACTGAAACCTGTTCATCGTTTGGTTTAAGCGTTACAGTTAAAGATAGTTGGTTTTCCATATTCGTTAATTATTAACCTAATAATAAGTAAATCTCGGGGTAAATCAAATACGTGGTTGTGAATTAGTGAGTGATATAATTAACAGGTAATTTGAATTTATCTTCAAACCATTTTTTCATAACATCTTTCCAATGATTATTAAATAAATTATTAAATGTAAAATAATCATCCACATCAACTTCAAGCATTGGTGAATCTATTATATCGGATTCATCGGTAAAGTATTCAGGTTTAAAATAGGTAAAAAGTCTTTTACCGGTTTCATCATCAAAATCTATTAACCCTTCATAATCTTCGTCACCTTCATATGTTTTCATAGTAACACCCTCCAAATCATAATGAGAATCAATATAATTGTAGATAATATTATGTAATTTCCCTTCAGAAATTACATATTGGTTTTTTGATTCGGTAAGTTTTCCTTTAAGACACATTTTACCATATCGTTCATATATATTATCACCAAAAGTATCAACAAAATAGTAATATAGGGTATCTTTATCTTTTGGGGTTAACCCAAAATTATGTTCATCGTCCAACCAACTCATAATGTTTTGAACTAACATATCACAAACTTCGGCAACAAATTCAGATGCTGGAGATATATTACACGGATTACCAATTTCATAGTCAATAATGTTGTCTATCTCTTGACTAAGCGACAAGTTTGACAACCTTCTACGAATTTGAGGTGATAAGGTTTCTAATATTTGTTTTTTACTTCCCATATTAGATAAATATAGGAAGTTCATAAAAACTACAAAGAAGTTATGTGTGAGATTGACTCAACTGCAGGATAAGAATATTCTCCATATCCGGGAAAAGAAACATCAAATGAACGTTTTTCGGAGTTAAATGAAGTTATAATACCTTGAATTTTATTCTCGGTTAAATGTTTCATCACTTCCGTCAAACTAGTCTCTTCAAAATTAAATGCCACCATTTGTTCTCCAATGTAATCGTTAAAATAGAAATCCATAATTATTAATTTTAAGCAAATATAATAATTTATTTTTTAATACCTCAATTTATTTACTTTTTTATATTCATCCAAGGATTTTTTCAAGTTTACGATACATTCTCGGTAATCAATTTCCTCATTAAATGAAAATCGTTCATTTTCCTCTTCTTCTTTGAAGAAAACTTTTAATGATTCATCAATTGTAACCAACATATCCAAATAAACATTCTCTTTATCTTGAGACTTTTTTAATTGGTATTTTAATTCAATATTTTCATCTTTTATTGGTTCGTTAACTTCATTAAAAAATTCTATGATGTTTTTTGCAAACACCTTTGGGGAAAGTCCGTCATAAATGGCTCTCGTATAGATATCTTCAAGTTCTTCGTTAATCTTCATATTATTTTGAATTTTCAAAAAATAACATTCGAAATTTCTCTTCATTTGTTGGTTCCGATTCAAACGAAATTGATTGTACATTAAAAGTAACAAATCTATAATCAGGGTAAGTTGCGTGAAATAAATTTGTGATTTCGTTTGAACACTTTTCTTTAGTCATCACTTCACCTTTATTAGTAAACCGAACCTCAATATAAATACCGATATTTGATTGAGGTAGAAAATGTTGGTCTAACATTGCGACAGATACAATCTCTTTTGGTGAGATATTCTTAATATTCGGCATCATTTTATTCAAAATAGTGATAAAATTTTCAGGGATTTTGAAATTTTCAGGGATTGAACGAGATTGCATATATTTTTTAATTAAATATACGAAAATTTTGGCGTAAAATCAAAAAAAATCCCCTCACATTGGAGGGGTACTTATTTCTTTTTGTTATAAAAAATTTTAATAACTCTCATTACTAAATTTACTTAAAATCTCATCTTCTATTTCTTCCCAATTGTTTTCCCAATATTCTTCTGTTTCATCATCCATGAAATATGTTGGTTCAAAAGTGTGTTCTTCACTTCTTCCGGTATGGTAAGGTAATAATAAACCTTCTATCTCCATTAATTCACCATTAACGATAATTTGATAATTAACATGAAATTTATTCACTGGTTTTCTATTTGAACGTTCATCATGTTCAATTTTTGTTATTTCAATCTCAACATTATTTTCTTGAACATTTTCATTCATTAGTCGTTTTTCCAATTTCAAATTGGATTCCTGTATGTGTCTAATTTTACTATAACTTTTGTTCATATTTTTGTTTTATTATAAATACTACGGATTTTAAAAAAAGGGATTGGGTTCCGAACATAAAAAAACCCCTCACATTGAAGGGGAATTTTATTATTTAAATTCAAATTTATTTTGATTCCAAAACTCTTTATCGGCTTCTCCAATTATATTATTAATTTGAGAATATGTATTACTACCTAATATACCATCTTCCTGTAAGAAAGGGTATTTTTTTCCTGGTCCTAACATACCACTTTTATTAAGATATTTCTGAATAGTTAAAACATCATTATCTTTTTTTGTATTTTTAGATAAACCTTGGAGACCCATAGGCTTATATTTTAAAACAACCTTTTTCATCAATGTTAAATAATTTTGTGGAATTATTTGTTCATTAACCAATGGTTTTGCATCACCAAGTTTAGAATTCAATAATTTTGAGAAATTTTCGGTCATAACCTTCATTCCTCCGGTATGTTGCTCACGGATTGAATTTTTTTCTTCTTCCGTCAAATTGTTTAAAATGTGTTTCATAATAATATTTTAATAATAAATATCTCAATAATGATAAAAACTACCTACTGGTTAATTCACCCATAATTGCGGGAACCATATCTTTAAACAAAGAGATTTTCTTTTTGTGAAGTTCAATCATCTCACGAATATTCTCAACAAGTCTATTGACCTTATCATACTCGTCAGGAGTTAATAAAAATACTTCACGAGGTCTATTATCATAATCTCTTCCGGTTAATGGTGTGGTAAATTTAATCAAACCAAAGTTTTTTCCCTCCTCTCGGTTGAAATAATATGGTGTAAGTCCTTCAGATTTGAATCTCACCAAATCCATACTTTTTATATTACTATCAATTAGTCGTCTTTCTTTTTTCATATTTTTTAATTTTATTATAAATACACCTTACCTTTAACATCCACCATTTTTCTAATTTCCTCTTCAACATATATTTTTGATAATGGTGTAAATCTTAAATCCAAATGACCACCAACATATTTTAATTTACCAAGGTCTTCAAGTTTACTTGGAGATAAATACAAATTACCACCAACCGAAGTTAGATTTCCAAGGTCTTCAAGTTTACTTCTAGTTAAATTCAAATCACCTCCAACCGAAGTTAGATTTCCAAGAGATTTTATATTACAATACGCCCAATTAAATGAACCTCCAACCGAAGTTAGATTTCCAAGAGATTTAATACCACTTTCCTCCAAATCAACCCAACCTTCAACCGAAGTTAGATTCCCAAGGGATTGGTTGGTCTCAACTAAAAATAAACTTAAATTATCGGTAATAATATAAGGAGGATTACCCATCTTTTCCAAGAAATTTTGTAAATCATTCCATTTATTACTAAAAAACGCAAAAGGAAGTTTCAATATCTTACTCATAATTAAACTTTAAGAAATCATCATATTGAACAATATTGTAAATACTTTTGAACCATTTTCCAACATAATGTTTTGAAGTGACATCCCCAATCGAAAAAAGACTGGATATTGTATTAATGGTTGAAGGATTAACATCCACTCTTGATACCCTACCTTCATAAGTGTAAACTCTAAATAGATAACCACTTAAATCAGTTTGATTTGAAGGTAGGATATAACACCTACCGCTATTATTTTTGGTATTCCTGAATTTAAATTCACGACCAATCTGACTATCAAGAAATTTATATACCAACTTTTCCATACCGGCAAAGATAATAAAAATAAAATTAAATGATAATAAAAAAAAAATTATAGTTGTTGTAAATTTTCAGGAGGGTTTTTGAATATTACATAACTAAAACCACTTGTTCCAATTTTTTTAAGAATGTAATTTTCATTTTTAAAAATATAAATATTTTCATCATTAACCTTTATGTCTCCGTTAAAAATAATGTAATCTACCGGTTTATCCTTATAATCTTTCATATTCCATACCTTTACAATATATTCTCCTGCATTTCTGATGAATTCATCTGTTAATGGTTTAATTTGAGCAGATACTTTTTCGCCTTGTTTGTTTGTTATTTCAATATCTTGTCCGTCAGTCCTATCACTTTTCATACCAGAACAGAATTGTTTAATATTTTCACGGGAATAGTTATAGGGTGATTTTGTTAGTTTTTCAATTACTTGGTTTTCCGTTTCAAAACCACGATTCAAAGATTTGAAATTAAGTTCTACCAATTTATTCAAATATTCACCTTTCATAAATAATTTTTCTGAATTATTAGTAATCCATTCTTTGAAGGTATCTAGTGTAATATTTTCAGGTTTATCAACATTGAGTTCTCCGGATGTATACCAATCGATAAGTTGTTTAATAACATTAGTATTCGCATTAAAATAATTTAAAATTGACCAAGTTTGTCCAGAAATATTTGTTCCTTCTATATTGATTAAACCTATCTCACTATCACATTCACCATTTTCATTGGTAAAACTATTTTTACCAAGGTTATCTTTATATAATTTTTTTAATGTTTTTGTCATAAATGACGGAAACCCTGATTGATAAGTTTTTAACCATGTCCCATCTAATTTGGAACCACCATACTTAGTGGTAATAACACTTTTTAAATTATTAATTACATCTTTATCAATAATAGGTTTTCCATTTCTATTGAAATTTATTTTATCCAATGAAACTTTGAAAATATTTTTATTTGAATCAATAAGATTAACAATCACATCTAATTCATTAACCTTAAGTTCATTAATATATTTAATATTCTTTGTAGAGATACCATTTATATAGAATATTTTGAATTGGTTATAATTGTCGCCCGGAAAAAAATCAGTGAATTCAACATCAATTTCAGTTGGAGGTTTAATTTCCAATTGGGTTTCATCCTTTAATGTGTCGAATTGTTCTTCAGTTATAGTAATTTTCATATTCAATAAATACTACGGATTTCAAAAAAACCCCTCGATAATGGAGGGGTTTTAACTTTTCAATTGGTTATAGGGAACACCATCCCAAACAAACTTTCCCGAAGGTAATTTTTTTAACCAATAAACATAAATTCTTTTTCATAATATGATTTTACTATAAATATACATCACCTCCAACTTCTACCATTGAATGAATTTCTTTTCTGGTGTATTTTTTTGATAATGGTGTGTTTCTTAACATCAAATCACCTTCAACCGAAGTTAGGTTCCCGAGAGATTGAATTTTACTACCTCCCAAATCCAAATAACCTTCAACCGAAGTTAAATTTCCAAGGTCTTTAATTTTACTATAATTCAAATTCAAATAACTTCCAACCGAAGTTAGGTTCCCGAGAGATTGAATTCCACTACCTCTCAAATACAAATAACCTCCAACCGAAGTTAGATTTCCGAGAGATTGAATTTTACTACCTCCCAAATTCAAATAACCTCCAACCGAAATTAGATTTCCGAGAGATTGAATTTTACTACCACTTAAATCCAAATCATCCATAATCTCATAAGGAGGATTCCCTCTTCGTTCCAAAAATCTTTGTAATACATCCCAATCATTACCAAATGCGGCAAAAGGAACCCTTAATATCTGTTCCTCTTGTTCGGTTAATAATCTGTATTGACGCTCGTTAATTATATATTTCATAATTTATAAATATAATGGTTTTCAAAAAGGGGTTGGGTTCCGGACATAAAAAAACCCCTCAATAATGGAGGGGTTATAATTAATATATTATGAAATTATTTTCTTGGGTTTTTTTTCCAAACGGCCAATGGTCCGTATTCTTTTACCCATTGTGAATATGCTTCTTTACCACCTCTTCCCCACCATTGGTCAATTCCAGGGTACTTACTAGTAAGGTCTTCCCATTCTCCATCATTATCAAGGAAAAAATCAACATCAGTTTCATGATAATCATCATCACTCCGTAAATAATCCGCCAATCGTTTACCAGTCGGTCGACCTTTAGAGTCTAAAGTCCTGTTTGGTTGTTTAACACCCGAACCATAAAACTCATTTTCATCTTGTTCTTTAATAACACGTCTAACAATTCTTGATAAATCGTTTTCCGTTAATCTAACTATTTTTTTCATATTAATTTGTTTTAATTTTATTATCTTCTTACTTTGAATCCTCCAGTTGTTTCGGCGTACTTGTCATACATTTTCTTTGTTGCAACACACGATTTAGTATTACATTTGTTCATAAATTTCATAAATGATTTATATTCATCAGGTCCAAAAGTTATTTCTTCTGAGTAGTCAGTTGGTTCATCAATTTCCATATCATCAGAATCAAACCATCTACCATCACCTCCTGAAGTAAATACGTTTCCGTCTTCATTTTGTTCTTTAATAACACGTCTAACGATTCTTGATAAATCATTTTCAGTTAATCTAACTATTTTTTTCATATTAATTTGTTTTAATTTGTTTTAATTTTATTATAAATATATTGAATTTCAAAAAAAAATGGATTATAAAATTACCTTACCTCCAACTTCTACCATTGAACGGATTTCTTCTTCGGAATATTTTTTTGATAATGGTGTGTTTCTCAAATTCAAATCACCTTCAACCGAAGTTAGATTTCCAAGGTCTTCAATTTTACTTTCATATAAACTCAAATAACCTCCAACCGAAGTTAGATTTCCGAGGGATTCAATTTTAGTAAATGCTAAACTCAAATAACCTCCAACCGAAGTTAGATTACCAAGGTCTTTAATTTTACTATTAAATAAATTCAAAAAACCTTCAACCGAAGTTAGGTTTCCAAGGTCTTCAATATTACTTTTATATAAATTCAAAAAACCTCCAACTGAAATCAAACTCCCAAGGGATTCGATTTTATTATTTTTCAAACTCAAATAACCTCCAACCGAAGTTAGATTACCAAGGTCTTCAACTTCACTATTCTCCAAATACAAATCACCTTCAACCGAAGTTAGATTTCCGAGGGATTGAATTTTAGTATATTCTAAATTCAAATAACCTTCAACCGAAGTTAGATTTCCGAGGGATTGAATTTTAGTAAATCTCAAATTCAAATAACCTCCAACCGAAGTTAAATCTCCAAGAGATTGAAGTTCACTATTCTCCAAATCCAAATAACCTTCAACCGAAGTTAAACTTCCAAGGGATTCAATTTTAGCGCTAAATAAATCCAAATTATCCATAATTTCATAAGGTGGATTTCCTCTTCGTTCCAAAAATCTTTGCAATACATCCCAGTCATTACCAAAAGCCACAAAAGGAACCTTCAAGATGTCATTATCTTGTTCCAATAATAATTTATATTGATGTTCGTTAATTATATATCTCATAACTTATAAATATACATTACCTCCAACTTCTACCATTGAACGGATTTCATCTTTGAAATATTTTCTTGATAATGGGGTGTATATTAAATCCAAACTACCTCCAACCGAAGTTAGGTTCCCAA